GAGTTTTCTTTAATACTCCTCCATACTTCAATTGTATGTATTTCTCGTCGACTTCGTAGCGCCAAGTTCGCTGTCGATAAATAGGTACAATCACGATTTCAACGATGGAGGAAATAATGAGGAGTATCAAAAGAACATAGAGAATAAAACGTATCCAACTTTTCCACTCATAGTATTGCTGGAAATACAGAAGGATTAATAGGATGCAAAGTGCGATGAAATACATGATGGCATCACTAATTCGCCACATCTTCACAGCCTTCGGCGAAATTTGTTGTGTTGGTTCCTTTATCATCCCAGTCATAATCTCCTCCCTCTATAAACTTTAATTTTCTTCAAAATTCTCACGTTTTCTTTAAATTTCGCTAACACATAATAGCTTCTTCACCTCAAATGAGTGGATATTACTTGTATTTATTCAATATATTTACATGGTAAGGTGCATCCTATAATACAGATTTACAATATCTGTAATATCATGTATGACCGTGCAAGAAGTCTCCACACTTCTCATGGTCGCTCACCCTCCCATGTATCACTGGATTTTAAGATCCACACATTCCTTCGTCCTGCGTATCCATGAGGTGGAGGTTGGATATGCTCCTTTACAGGGTCTAATGCCCGAATGGTGAAAATATACTCCAACTCTGCACTATTGGTGTTTGTCAGAATAACAAGTCGTTTGAAAGCTTTTATGCAGCCTGTAATGCTTTTATTTGAGGTAATCCCTTTAATAGCTTTAATCCATCAAACTCACACTGTTTCTTACCAATGGCAAATAACACACGTAATAATTTACAACACAAGGCAATCAGAGACTGTTGTTTTTTTAACGGCCTGTCTGGCCGATTGGTATAGTAATGATGCAAGGCTTTAAATACAGGATTATGGGCAACCAATGGTCGAATGGCCAGGTATAATGCTTTTCGTAAACGTCTTCGACCCCTTTTGGTTATGCGTGTTTGCCCTTTATACTTTCCTGAACTGTGTTCTCTTAAAGAAAGCCCTGCCAGATTGACTAATTGTTGCGGATGATTGTACTTGGTTAAATCTCCTACTTCCGCAAAGAACAAAGCAATGGTAGTGTAACTAAGTCCCGGGATATTGGTCATTTGTTTCGCACCTGGTATGCTTTCAACAACACCTTCTAGTTCTTCATCTAGTTGTGCTAACTGTTTCTTGTAAAGCTCATATTGATCCAATAGACAATCCAATTCTCTTTTGGCGAACTGGATTCCGACTTCAATCCCAACGCTCTTGTTCGCTACCTCTACGAGTTTGGTTGCACGTTTTAGCCCAACCCCACGCTGTACATGCGGTTTCCATTTTTGAAGTACTTCTTCTGGTGTCAACTTTTGAATATCAGAAGGAAATGGAAACATGCGCAAGGTATGAAAGGCGGCTTTCCCTTTCCAATCTCCAAACACATCGAAAAACTCTGGGAAAAAGCGCTGAATGACGTTTTCAATCCGCCCTTCAATGATCATAAGCTGTTTGATGAGCTGATCTCGTAATTTGACGCCTTCCCTTAGTTCAGCGTATACGCCCTCTAATAGGTTCGGTACGGAGTATCGCCCATCTTTCATTAACTGTGCAATGACACGAGCATCTTTTGTATCGTTTTTTGTAGGCGAATTGTCATCAAGCTCTTTACTTTTTTTGACGTGCATGGGATTCACTAGCACTACATCATATCCTTTTGCCTTAAGAAAGTAAGCAAGATTTAGCCAATAATGACCTGTTGGCTCCATTCCAAAAATCACGTGGTCCTTATGATTTTCTTTTTGAATATGATTAACCCAATCTAATAAGGTTTGAAAGCCGTGTATACGATTTTCAAAGATCAATCTCTTGCCAAATTCTAAGCCTCGGTCATCTTGAAAACGGGCAACGTGCTTTTCTTTAGCTACATCAATACCTACAATGAGAGTTGATGGTGTAATTTGAGAGATTTTTTGATTTTGTGTATAATTCATTTTGAGTCCTCCTTGGTTTATTGAAATTCGGGGTCAACGCGCATTGACACCCTGTACTATACCAAGGGGACTTTTTTTTATCAAACCTCAAATTTCCTCATTACAGGAATGCTCCTTTCTGTCGAATTCTAGAAAAATGTACAATGAAGCAGTTTGCGCCAAAAAAAAAAACAATTCTCTTTATATCACCAATTTCTGTTTCTCATAAACATTATTTAAGATATTTATTAATATTCAAACAATTAACTTCAAAATAAACCGTACGATGTAAAATGGGCGTTTCCTCCAAAGTGATGCAAATATCGTGAGCTTCCCACCTAACCATTATAGTAAAGGAAAAATATTTTGTGTAGTTTTTTTACAAATTTTGATAAAAATATGATATTTTTCTGTGAAAATAATGGCGGCACACATTTACTTGGACAATACTTCTTAATACCAAAAAAAATAAATGAAAGCTTCAAATGGATCCTTTTTGAAAATAGCCGCAAGTGGACTCGGCTCAACAAAGGAGATGCCAGATACTTTAAATTTTTATTTAAGAAGAAACGAAATCAAAAGCTAAAAAAGAATCGGTCTGACGGGAGTGAAAAACGCTATTTTCAATAAAAATTGGAATACATCTTCTTTCTGCTTTAAAATGAAATAACGGAATTTTTCGTCTTTGATGATTTTATAAGCGAACATTAAGGTGGAACGGCAGCTGTACTAATGGACTTCTCCGTAGCCGAACATATTCGACACAGCCAGATTTCTTTGACGAGTTTGATGCACCTTGCGTTATCGGAAGTCAAGTTGTCCCCATCTGAAAAATGGAGTTAGACTATTTTCTTCCGGATTCAAGAAAGCCTAATCACTAAAAAAACCCACAGAATTCATTTAAAATTTCTGTGGGTTTCCATTATTTTAACAGGTTATTAAGAAAGCTCCGATGCCATCTCTCCGATGCACCCAAAGCTTATTTTGTTTATGAGACTTAAGCCAACACTTTGGACTGATCATCGTTATGAAAAAAGCTTTTCATGGCGTGGAAGACATCTTCTTTCTGTTTTAAAATGAAATAACGGAATTTTTCGTCTTTGATGTTTTTATAGGCGGACATTAAGGTGGAATGGCGACTGTACTGATACACCTATACACCCTATACACATTTTGTGTTTATCTCAACCAATCTGACCCCATGTCTGTCCTATTTGTAATTATATTCAAATTTGTGGGACAAAAAACAACTATAAAACAAAACGCCCACTGAAATGATTCAGTGGGCAAAAAAATGCTATGGGAAAGGATGATTTTATTATAAGTTATTTTATAGTGGTCTGCACCCCATATATTATGTGTCTTCAACAATTACATCGATGATATTTGCAAATTTCACGCGCTCCACATCCCCGTCATCATTTTTGAGACGGATCTCTTTTCGAATCGGATCTAAATAATGAATGTGGCCACTCACCCTCTCCACAAATCCATCATACCAGACGTCAAATTTGACTTGATAGTGAAATTCCATCGCATAATGGATCTTCTCCTCTATTTCCTGCACCTGATATGGATCAAGCATTGGCTTGGGCGTTTTGTAGTATTCCTCATTGGCAAATTGCCGCAACATTTCCACGTGTTCCGGCAGCATAAGAGATGTCCATTTTTTGTTGCCTCGATCACAATATTTCAATTGATTTATATCTATATCCATGATTAAGCCCCCACTCTATGTCGTCGAACCGGTCCGATAGAAAGGATGTTGCTACGCTTGAATGTACGATACTGCTTTTTCCAGTGGCAATATGCTTTAATGTAGTCGTCATTAAAGTCCTTCACGGTTATGAATCGTTCAGTAATGACTCCTTGATCATTCATATAAACGATCAGCAAAGGTGTTCTATTTTCTTTCGCGTTCAAAAGCAATCCCTTCATCGAACCACTCCCATAAGAACGTTTGTTCTTATTATATTATATTACGAACATTAGTTCTTATTCAATGTAAAAAAATAAGCCCTCCTTCCAATATGGAAAAGGACTTTTCGGAAAGCAGGACCTGGTAGTTTCGGATGGAATAATTTTCAATATTTCCCATCACAAATGTTTTTACAATATAAATAATAATCCCTCTCTTTGAGAATAGGCTTTTATTTAAAGGATATTCCAAAATAACTAGCAATAGTTGTTAATGGTGCAATAGCCCCTAATGCCTCTTTTAAAAATTTTAAAAGCATCTTACCTTTATTTGTATCGTTTTTTTCAAATGCTTCTTGAAGCAACTTCGCATTAAATTCAGCTTGTTCTCTAATGGTTTCATCTTGCAGCTTTTTAATGGCAGAAAATAAATCTTGAAATGCCTTTTCAAATACGGACTGATTAATAGTTTGAACTTGTGAAACATTATCAGCTTGAATAGCACTATTACCCCTTAAATCAGAATTATTAAAACTTCCTTCAATTTTTCTTTGTTCCATATATACATCCCCTTTAACAATTGTCAATTGAATAATATTTGGTGACTGGCTTTCCAGATTTCTTAAAGCTTTTTTGGTTAGTTCTTTAGTTAGTACTCCATGCGGTAATAATGTTTCTAAAGACTGTGGAGTACCTATTAAATCATTAAAAGGGTTTTCAAGACTAGACTGCCTTTTTTTTTTGAATTCATCATTTATAAATTTTTTATACTCAGGATTAATTTGAAACACAGGAAAAAAATCTGAAGGCTGTAACTCAAATTCTTCTCCACAGTTACATTCTATTTCTTCATCGATTGTTTTATCGTTGGTTATTTTCAATGTTCTATAACAATACGGGCATCTTACTTCCCATTTTAAGAACAACTCATCTCCTGGCCCGCATCTTTCAAGTAAGTGACTAAACGCTTCAATAGAAGAGATGCCTAGATATTTTGCTAAAGCCGAAGGATAAAACCTGTCGACTCTACTTGCTACTAACAATTCGATGAAATTTTCTATTTTCTTTCTGATTTCAAATTGATTAGCCATCTGAGCACCTCTTCTCCTTCGATTTTATCTAAATGATAACATTCTCTCTTACAAAGTCAATAACAGACTCAGTAACTGGAGAAACAAATACAACGCTTTGTGTGGTTAGACCTATTCTTATAGTAATAGTTTCTTGTACATTATCAATAGTAAATGGGAATTTAATAAAACCACCTTGATGCTGTAAATAAGGATTTAAATAACTAAATAATGGCAACGATCTAATTTCACTACTTCCAGCAATACCCAAAGTTTCCATACCTGACAAAACTAAAGCAGCAAACGGTACAATGGCGTCTCCTTTCGCGAATGAATCACTAGCATTTTGCAAATGCGTTTCCAACAAATCAGAATCTTTTGTTTGCATATATTCATCAAGTGCTTTCAATACATCCACAACTGATTGCAATTCATCTTCACTAAACTCTTCAAAATACAATTCTGGTTTAGAAGTCGCTTCAGTTAACTGCCCGTTTAAGCTGTCAGCAATAGCTCCCATTTCTTGATTAAACGGTGCTTCTATATGCTCCATAGTAATTTGTATGCCCAGAGTTTGAGCAACCTTCCTTGCAATATCAGGAGCTTTTCGTGTATCTCCTCTTATTTCTAAAATTCCCCGATTTGCATCATAATAAACTGTGGAAATAGCTACTTTAGGCACTGGTCTGATCGTAGTTGGAGTTGTATCATATCTAACACCACTTTTATAAATATATCTTAAAAATGTTCCAGAATCGTTTAAAGCTTTTGAACCTATTATTAACTCAGGACTAGTGGTGACATCACTTTCCTGAATAGTATTCATTACTTCAAAAGGATTAAAATGCGAATTTTCTATTATAAGACTTCTAAACTCATTAGCAGACAACTTACCATCAAATCTATACCAGGTAACAGCAGTAGCTTTAGTTGCTAATATCCTATTTTCAATCTTTGAAATTGTTTCCTCACTAAACCGATTCCTTTCAGGATAAATTCTTAACACCAATTCAGTTTTGTTAAGTGAGGTATCAATATCAAGATCAGCAGCAATATCTTTTAATACTGGTTTCGTTAATTTAAATAAATCTTGAATAAGCATAATATCTTTAATGGAATGCACTTGATTAATACCTCCTGTTTCCATCTCTAGACTATACTCTCTACTAATTCTCTCATTATTTGACAACTCATGCAAATATTTCCCCTTTTATTCGACAATTGTGTTGAGAAATATTAACCTATTCTTTTTTCACATACACAACCCATCCAAATTCCTTTTTGATTTTGGCTGCCATCTGATCGGCATCCTCTTTTCCGGTGAAAGTACCAGTCATTAATCGTAAACCACTTTTGTCGACCTCATAAACGGCGATTTTTTCTTTGCTTTTAAGTTTTAGCGCTGCTTTATGCAAATCATTTTTCGTTGGGAAAGTTCCAGTTAAAAGACGATATTTTCCCGTAACTACACTTGGATTTGTGGTCAATTTGCTATTACCAGTGTTTACTTTTGCAGGTTTTTCATTGGCTTGCAGCTTAGCGAGGAGCGCCAAGTTTTGTGCTGCCGTTCCTGTATAGTTTGTAATGCCGTATTGTTTAGCCAATTTAGCTCTATTGGCAAAAGAAGTGTCCATCCCCTTCGATTTCATGTAATCAATCAAAGACACGATCTTAATCGTTCCAACATTGCTTGTAACTACTTGATTAGAAGAAGTCTTTTGCGTATATTTTCCGGCATAGTCTTCGCTAACATCAAAGAGCCCGTACCCATTCATGCCAATGAATCTATAACTTTGAGACCACTGCCAAGCGCCACGGCCATTGCTAAAGTAAGCTGTCGGTTGTCCTTTTTGTGGATTGATAGGGTATGAAGCTAACCACGGCTTGTCCACAACAAGGTTCTTAGGCTGAAGTCTACTATTGTAATAGTATGAACCCGAATACAGGTCTACACGTTTATAGCCCAAATTATGCATTTGCTTGATAAATGTATTTGTATATTCGGTCAACTTTGATGGGCTATTTGATAGATTAGGATCCTCCACATCTACCACTACATATCCATCTTTGTCTTTATTAAAGCCAACCAACTTCAATTTTTTATCAAACCAGTTGGCTTCGCTTTTAGCCTGGTCATTGCTTTTAAAACGCGCAAAATGGTAGGCATTAACGATAAGCCCCGCCTGTTTTGCGTTGGCAACGTTGACGCTTGCTGCAGGATCCACATAGTATGATCCCTCACTAACTTTTACCACAACCCCCTTAACTCCACCTTGTTTGATAGTTTGATAGAACGAAAGTGGCAAGCCTTTTTGTGCATTATGATGTGATACATCAATGAAATCGACATCGGGTTGCTGTGCATGTGCACTGAATCCAAAAGAAAACGCCAGCCCCAAAGATAGGACTAGCGCTGTGATAGCTTTAGTTTTGCGCATTTGTATCACCTTTTTTCTTGATTTCGTTGTTCTTATACCAAGTGATTAAAGACGTTACGACTGTAAATACAACAGTTACGGCATCATAAACTTGAGAATCCGAAAAAGGCAATGGGTTAAGATTTAAAGACGTCAATACTTGGTTCAAAAGTGCCACGATAAGTACTACTGTCCGTGCTAGAGTTGCTTTGTCCATTTTCATATTTATCACCTCAATAAATTAATCAGTGCAAAAATAAAAGTGACCGCCACAGATATGACGCTCACCAATAAAGCACTGTTTGCTCGTTTATTTTCTTTAACTTCTTTGAGTTCTTTTTCTAAGTTTTTGAATCTGATATCTGCTTCATTTCTCGTTATGAAGCTAGAAGTCAGTAAATCTAGTTTTGTTTCAATTCTCTCCACACTTTTGGTCAATGTTTCAAGTTGAGTCTCTAATGCGGTTATCCGTTCGTAATCTTTCTGTTCCAATTTTTTAATACCCCCAATACAAAAAGCGCCCATAACGAGCGCTTTAAACAAAAATTATTATCTATTAAATGGTTGTATCAGGATTAGTTGCAGAATCCTCCTGTTGATTCAATCCCAATGCATCTTTCACTTGATCTTGATACACAGATGGGACTTTGTCGATTGAAAGTATTTGATATTTTACTGCAGTGATATAAAAATTAAGCATTTGTATTTCCCTCCAATTGTTGTACTTTATTTTCTAAATCAATGATTCTAGTAATTAACTCAGCATTCGCTTGTGCCATTGCGTCAGAATTCACAATTAAAAAAGCCGCCACATCTGCCAAGGATCCAACATCCTGGTTAATGAGCGACTTTCCTTTAAGTTCCTCAACTTCTTGATTAAATTCTTCTTCTGTCTTGCCGAGAATTTGCAAGACTCTTTGAAGCAACTCTTCCATTATAGACCACCTGCTTTCAAACGTTTTAGAATGTCGTACAAAAGCCTTGCTTGAATGCTAATATTGGTTGTATTATCCTCAACGCGCTTGATCGTATCATCTAAAGCAGTCCGTATATTATTGGCATAAGTTGCGGTTACAGACAGAATATTTGTTGTAAATGATTGACGGTCAAGCAACATGTATGTGACGCTATACTCTGCTGTCGGATCATAGTCAGTGTTCTTGATAGTCGCATAAACCGTACCGTTTTGGTTCGATGATGATGTTGTCTGTGCCCATTTCGAATCAATCACGCCATTTCGATAGATATTCATTATTTTGCTGACGCGATATTTTAATGGCGAATCTTGCACACTTGATGATACGCCAATCTCGTTGATGTACCAATCAAGAGTTGTTGAGTGCTGTTTAGGTGCAATTTTTTCTCTAATTACAATTCCTGACCCGCCTTCCACTTGTGTAGCCCCATTCACCACAATATCGCCTTCGACTTTATCCGTTACCACAATCGTCTGCGGTGTCGCAAGGACATAAGACAACTTGTAAGGTGTAAATCCCGAAGCCATATTCGCTGACACATACGCAAGCGTATTCGTTGACGGTGCGCTTCCGTCTACTAATGAAGCCCAGCTATTCACCGTTACTCCATAGTTGTAGCTAATGCGGAAATACAATGCTGATGCACTCAAGTTTGTCAATACAGCTTTTGTTCCTGAAATATCAATCTTGAAATCTGTATTTTCAACAGCAGGCGACCATGTTGAGCCGTCCGTTGATTTTTCAACGACTACATTTCGGTAAGAACCGCTTTGGGCAAACGTATATGTTCCATTGGATGCAAGTTGTCCTGTTAATTCGTTTGTGACGGCTGTACCTGTTGTATAACCATTCGCTTTCCATCCGTTGAAGTATGCTTGAATTTCTTGGACAGATGGTTTGTAGTGTTCGCCAAAACCAGTGTCGGTGTCAGAAACAGCTATCCAGCAGTCGCCTGTTGATTGTGTGACTGAAAAAGTATCAATATTTGTAACGGCTGTATCAAATTTCATGTTCATGCCGTTGTATTTGGTTGAAATAGGGTTTAACGCCAAATTATCGGGAAATAAATCCCTTACAACTAATCGTTTTGCGCCTGTTAAATCTGTATTAAATGTCCATGACAATTTACCATCTAACACAACATCTTTCTCAATCCACTTTGTTACCTTCCAATCCTGTCCGTCTTTGAATAAAATATCTTTTTTATCGGACAATGCCCCGAGCTTTACTTCAGCAAACAAATAAGATGGATTGCGGGGTACGAACGGCTTTGCTGTTGAGCCGAGAGTAAGCATTGGATTCCTGAAGTAATAGCTACCTGTTCCTAAAGTATCGTTTGATAAATAAACTTTAATTCTGTTAGTAGTAGGTGTTATTGTTTTTGGTATACTATCGGAATAATATTTTAGAACAGATTTGTTATTTCCTTGATCATCTAAATCATAAACCATACATTTCGCATTAGTATCCACGTTTATTACATACGTTTGGTTTGGAAAGACGTTAATTATACAATACGATACATTTCCATTTCCTGATGCGTTTAAATCAAGTTTATACGGCTCTCTTACAACCGCATTCGCATGAATAGTCCACGCACTATCCGTAAACGGAGGAATTAAATTATCCCCTTCCGCCATCACATATGGATTTTGAACGTGTTGTACCGATTCCACCATCGGATAACGGCGCATTACTTCGTTTTCATCCCACGTTGTTAAAATGTTCGGATATTCCGTTGTCGCATCAACCTCATACAATGGGAAACGTGGATTCCAAAGTTGGGCGTTTTGGTTGAGTTCGATTTCTAGTTCAACGTAATCCGTATAGATGGTTGACGCTGTTACGCCATCTGATGGATCGGCATAGGCTAAGAAGTGGACGAGACCATTAGAATCACAGCATGCTCCACCGGAGCCAAACCACCCCAATTGACCGTTATTAATTTCGCCTTTAACTTTTGTAACAGCCGAATTTGTATGACTGCTACAAGTAACCCAACCATCAGTATTGTTATTTTTAATAGCAACTGTTGCCTTATTTCCTGTTGGAGAAGAACCATATCCCCACCAGTTAAATGTTATTCTCGCAATATTATTTTTCAACCATGCTACTTTCCCTGCTGTATCGGAAGCAGGAATTTTCCCTACGTTACGCTCGATGGCTTCGATGAGGTTAAAGGAGAAGAGCGTTTGTGCCATATTTCCGTTTGCATTTTGTATTATGTTTATCACTGAACCGTCTAGCTTACTTACTAACGAATAAGCATTGATAAATTCAACAGAAAATCCAGATGGGGCACTTAATGTAGTCCATGATCCTCCCATATTGCTATTACTTTTTGCTACATGCGGATTCTCTACCGTACTCCCCGACACCTTATTCTCAAAATTCTCCACCCGAATCAAAATCGGTTTTTCGGCTCTACCTTGAAACTTCGCAACCCCTGCATATGTTGTGCCATCGCTGAATTTGACTTTCGATTTTTTGTCCGCAACAACGTAATATTTGGCTGGATCAAGTACGTTTTGCGACACGTTGACCAACGTGCGCCCCTCAATTTGGATATCGACCGGGGCATTGTTATTTCCATTTAAGATAGACAGACCGTGCCCCAACGTTTGAACCTGTCGGCTGGCTACATCCAACTGTGCGTGGGCGTCTGCAATTCCTTGTTCAATATGATTCATATTTCCAGCAGAAAATGGCGTTCCCTCTTGAATAATCTTTCCTGTCGAATCTTTAATACGATCTTGCCATAGCTTTGGTGTGTAAGCCAATTATGATCACTCCCTAAACTCTCTTTAATGTGTATTTAAACGAAACTAGCAAACCATTAATATTTGGCTTGCTGATGTTATCCGGCTGATCGTCAAAGGTGTCTCCATCCTGATCAAGTAATTCAAATCTTGTGATGTTCCCACTCACTGAATCGTCTAAGTAAAGGTAAATAGTAATGACATCGCCTGTTAAATCCGTTTTGTAAATTGGACATGTATATTTCGTACCATTCAATGTGTAGCGACCTTGCTTGATATTGTTCAAAAGCCAATTTTTTAGTTTTGTGTGTCCTGTTGTTGTGATAGCCAATTAAACCACCTCCCCAGCTACAAAGTTTCCGCAGATCGGATAGGATTGCAGAGCAGTAGAGTATACATTGCTTAGTTCAAAGTTAGATGGATAAACTCGATTATCATTTGGAAACGGCTCCGGAAAATCACCGCAAATCGGAAAAGGGTTCATTGCTTTTGAATAGGAATCATCTAATTCAAAATTGGATGTATAAAGTCTGTTATCATTCGAAACTTGATCTCCACCCGCAATCAAGTTGCCGGTAAAGTTTTCAAATGGGTAAATCCAACGCTCATATTCGTTTTGGACAGTCATCAAGCGTTCGAGTAAATATTGCCATTGCGTTCCAACTCCTCCGGTCATAACCCTTGCAAGTTCTTCGAATGGGATCCCATAAGTATCATGACCATTTATCGTAACAAGCAATGTCGCCGGTTCCCCTGCAAATGGCCCCTCTTTTACATTTGCGGCTGTTTGCACGCTTACGAGATGATCGCCCAAATATACTTCCAATAATTTGTTGAGCGTTTCGATATCGCCATCAGACAGATAGTTTACGATGATACGAGTTTTTAGTTTTAGTCGGTATTCTTCATCACTTACTCCGCCACGTGGTTCTTGTAAGATCTCAACCCCGAGCCGATCAAGCACAACACCTTCTGCTTCATCGATGTCCCGCCACAATTCCATCTTGTCGAGAGTTTCCTGTACGTCGTCAATTTGGTCTGAAACGATCGTAAAAAGCTTTCCGATAGTGCTATCCGGCGTTTTTTTAAACATGTCCGGCAGCTTTTTGAGCATATCCATAAGAAAACTCATTGGACCACAACCTTGTCATATGTGGTTTTTGCCACTTGGTTAGAATCAACGACGATATTTGATTGAACATAATTAATGCCATCCGTGCTTAATTCCACGATGGCATCATCTACGCCTGTAGTGTTTAACACTACAGCTATTAATTTTGAATGGATTACGTTCTGCTTAAGACCGAGACCAGGATATTCGTTTCCATTTTCATCAGTGCCACCAATGTAGCTTAAGATTTGATTTCTTACATTCGTGACCCCATCAGCTGGGAAATCAGCGCCTTTAGTTAGCTGAACTCTGACATAGACTTGAATTGTTTCTGGCCGCGTAAACCCAATATCATGGACAGTTCCTTTGGAATCTGTGACCTGTACAATAGTGGTTCCATACACCTGAATCCCACCGGGCGCAACGGAAAAAATGGCTTGAGCCACGTCTTCATCACTTCCCCCAAATACAAAGGGAGCAATGCAATGTGGAGGTAGTCCATCTTTTTCGATAGATGATGTGTTTTGATTAACGATTGCATCGCGAACACCAGGCGTCTCTAACAATTTCGCTTTGATGCTTTCTATATTAGATGATCCGGATTTTGACGGATATTCTTGGAATCGTGCGTACAATTCCGCATCGGTTTCTTCATCTCTTCCACCCTCGGTGGGTTCGAGATTGGTAACCGAATGAACATTAGGATCCGATTCTATTATTTCGGTAATAGCCCCAGCATCTACATTTCCTTTTGCCCCAGTTTCTTGAGCGTAAATTTCTGCATATCCTACTCCGTTGCTGTCTAGTGTACAATCCTCTGTTGTTTCGAATAAAATATTGTTTTTCGTCCCAACGATAAGCCCCGCCGCCACAGGTTCATTAGGTTCACCTGTGATCTGGATTTCGCCATGTGCATAGTCTGCCCTTAATCGTGTTACTCCTTTGTATTTCACTACCCTATCGAGTGAAACCCCTTCTGCGGTTCCTGGAAATGAGTTATTATATACTCGCTCAACGGTATCCCAAAGAATGGAGTGAAACCAAGCGAAAATACGAAGAATAATTCCGAGTGGTGTATAAGCTTTGGTGTTTACGTCCTCTCCAAACAATTCCTTCGCTTTCGCTTCCATTTCCGAAAGGAGGTCGCTATAGGTTTTCTTGGAAAAACCATTTTCATCAAGCATTGATCGGCACCCCTTCCACGGTTAAGGTGGTCCCGTCGGTCTTAACGACCGTTACATTTACGGTCATAATACGATTTTCTTTATCCGGGATAAATGTAACATCACGGACTTCTTGAACTCGATCCTCTTGCATTAAAGCTTCAACGATGTCATAGTGGGCAGCTTTTTCATCAAATTGTTTGGTTAAAATATTGCTTCGATCTAATCCGATTGTTTCATCTAGTTGGAATTCGCCGAGTTGAGTTGATAAAATCATTTCTAAATTTTGCACAATCTCATCATCATCACTAACCATTTCTAACTCGCCACTATCATTAAAAACCAAGTCACCATTTACAAGTTTCAAAGTTTTCAACCGTCAAACACCCCCACAACGACCGCATCATTGTCGCTAAAAAATTTCTCCGAATCCGGATCAATGAAATTTGTACCATTTAAATCTGCCAATGACCGTTGAGCACACATGTAAAAGACTAAACACCCAACCCTAATATCATCTTGGCAATGCTTCAAAACAGGGGCATCGTTGATTGGTGATTGCTTATAAACCACGCCACTTTCGTCTGATGTTAAAAATAAGGGTTGTAAGTTAGCTCTATGAGTGTCAGGATCATAGCTTAGAACCTTTGCCGGCGCTAATGTGTGGATGTTAAGCAAAATATTTTTCTTATATGCCTCGAAAGTCTTAGCCATTTCGCTCATGAGATCACCTCAAATTCGCTAAGAAAGTCCGTTCCGTCATAATAGTGCTTGCCGCTTCTTACACGGTATGTCCCGTTAGCTGTGGAACTTTTAATCGTTATGATAGAAGCAGTAGTAATTCGGTGTTGAAGAAGGCATCTGACTGTATATCCCTTTTGTTCATCATCTTCAAATGGTTCAGGCGGTTCGATAAGGCCCGTCTCTTCACTTAAGGTAAAACGTTCGTCTGTCCCTTCCTTAATAGAACGAATTACCATCGAACCACGCCGCCAGTACATCGAAGCACCACAATCTTTCACAACCGTTTCTAAGTTGTTTTCGATGAGTCCTGTTACTTTATATCCGCTTTTATATACCTTGTCTTTTGGCAAACTAAATGTGGCCAATTTGATTCCTAAAATACTCGTTAGTCGTTTGATAATTTGCGAAGCCCTCACGCCATTTTTAAAGGTGATTTGCATTGTCTGTTTTCGATACTTGGCTACTTTGACTGTTTTCCCATTTACTTTCTTTTTCACATAATATTTTTCGGCAGGATCGGCTACATCTGGTGTGACCTTAATTCCGCTGTAATCCGTACCCTCTTTAAAGGTGATAGTGGTCACTTTATCCACTCCACTATATTTCGTAATAACAGAAGTGATTTTGCCTTCGGTTAAAACACCGTAATCGCTTTTATATCCTGCAACTACGGTTATATTTTGGTTCTTTTGAATCTTATTAATGGTTTGGTTCGTTAAGTTATATACTTGCACCGTGCTGATATTTGGCTTTGCGTCATCGTCAAAATTTACCTCGAAGCGAACTTCAAGATCGTCATTTGTAAAGGTAAGATGCCCGCCCGGAGCATCGATAGTTACTTTGATTATTCGGCCGAATAACAAAGGACTAGTAGCCATCTGTCTCATCTCCGATATCGTCAATATAAAGAAAAACCGTAACACCAAAATTTTCATAGGTGATACGGTCTTCTCTGCCGGCCTCATCCATCGGCACGAGTGTAGGTGCCGGCAATCGTTCATCGACTAAATCCTCAAAAAGAGGACGATTTAACACCATCTTTTCACCACGGACAATGACATTTCCCTCGCTGTCCCACAAATCTACGGTAAAAAAATCATTCGTCTGATTATAATTAATGCCCATTGTGAATGTATCTTCCGCTAAATCGATATCAAACACAACGGGCACTTCTTCTTTATCGATATCAATGTAATCTCTTTTCGCCATATGATCACCTAACTTATTTAACCCGAAGCTTTACCCCGATGGGGATTTTGGTGTCAGGATACTTATTCCATGCCCTCAGCTGGGCAATTGATGTTCCATATTTTTTAGACAGTCCCCAATAGGTATCGCCTTTTTTTGTAATGTGGTACACCGGCGTTGAACTTTTTTGGCTGACTACCTGCTTTTTCCCGGCTGTCGTTGTAGTTGTTTTGTTCACAATGTAAGGACTATTCGCTATACGAATTTCTTGCAACTCAATTGATATGCCCATGCCATTTCCGATTGTTGAATCAAATGTTGGCTGCATGCTAGTGATGACCACATTTTTTGCAGTAGTTCTTCCAACATAAGTGACGACGGTTCCTGCATTCTGCAATTTTTCTAAAGCATTATAAATATTAGTTGCTTCTACATCGGTCTTTCCGAGAATTTTACCGGTTATAGTAAAAGTTTTGGGCTGCCTTTGTACGGAATCCGTAATAGGCAACCCTTTTTCGGTCGGATAAGAGGTGACATTAACGGTGTTTGTAAAGGTTTCTTGTATATTAGCGATTGTATAACCTGCTAATTTTCCCATTAATACGCCACCCCCGTATCAATGATTACTCTAAAGTCTTTGAACACTTTTTCCAACGCCGCATTAACAGCGCGTTGTATTTTTTCTTCTGTCGTATCTCCTCCGCCTTCTATCTTGATGTGGAAGACATTAGACATTTGAACGTTGATACCGCCATTTCTTGACTTAAGTAATTCCTTGGTTTTTACAGTGTTATAGATTTCACTTCCACTTGGAAGATCTACTAATTCAGGACCATTTTCGCCAACGAGTATTTGTCTATCGCCAATTTTCCGCCCGCCGTTTTTGTATCCTACGTATTTCGCACTTTTAACACCAGGAACGTTTGAGATGCTTCCGTACCGGTCATTCATGTAACGGATGGCTGCCACGGCGTTCGCGACAGGATTCCAAATGTCACCCAATCCCGGAAGCTTGTAGGCATTGAATGTGGAATCGATCGTTTGCATTAAGCCCTTACTAGGATGGCCTGCTCGATAGTTGGAATCCCAAAGGTTTATGGCTCTAGGGTTCCCGCCGGACTCATGCATGGCAATTTTAAGTAGAGCACCTAAGTAACTAGCAGGCGTCCCCGTTATAGCCATCGCCGTTAAAAGCCATTGCTTCACTTGAGCAGGGGCAGCTGCTCCACCGCTCCAATCTCCAGCAAAGCTTGAGAATTGATCTTTAAGGTATTTTTGGACCCCTGTGCTGGTGTATTTTAAAAGACTTGTCCCTAAGCCTTCGCCGTATCCGATGTCCCCTTTTAAAGGTAAATATTTGTCAAATAGTTCTTTTACCTTTTGTACAGGATGCATGATCCATTCGCTTGCTGCAGATGTAACGTCTTTAATATCACTGCCAATCGATTTAGCCTTGTCCCATGCAGCACTGGCAACATCTTTGGTTTTATCCCATGCCCCAGATACAAAATCCTGAACAGCTCCTAAAGTTCCACTCGCATATCCAGGCATTTGGCCTTTAAGTCCGCCATTCAGCATTTGTTTTGTCTGTGCATGCGGTAGAATGCGCGTTCCTGGTGGAAGATCCACAATCTCGGCGCCATTTTGTCCAACCAAGGTAGCTCCTTTATACGGGACGTAAGCCAATTCTACGCCTTCCTCACCTACTACAGCCGGTCCACCCGGATGATATGGTGTTCCTGTAGCGTGGGTTGGGATATTTTGTCCTGTAGATCCGGCAGGATGCCATTCAGGTATCGTCTTAATGTGAAGGAAACTCAGCACCTTGTTAATGGCCCCAGTTATAGAATTCCAGGTTTTTGCTAAACTGACTTTATGCTGGTCCCATTTTGAAAGAGTTTGACCTGTTTCCCAGTCAACTTCTTTCAAATGCCCTTTCGCTTGTTCTTGAGCTGCTTTAACGATCTTATTCTTCATATCATTGGCATGGGAAATCGATTCATCACGAGTCTTTTTCGCTTGGGATACAATTTCGTCATGCTGCTTTTTGCTGATTGTACCGTTCACGTAATATTCTTCATCAGCTGCTTTCTTGACTTGAGCATATTTCGTGTTTGCCTCTTTTACTGCCCCTTTACGAGCTTTTTCGGCATTTTTAACGATGTCGGCCGCTTGTTTCGCGCTAAGATTACTGGTTTCATCCTTCAATCGACCCAAAATTAGCTTTTGTTGCTTTTCTGATTTAGTTAAAGAGGCAACAACATTCCTACGCTGCTTCTCTTCTTCTCTTGCAATAGCTTGTGCTGCTTGTTGGGCGATCCTTCTTCGTGCATTAGCAGCATCAGATTCAATCTTTTTAATTTTGTCTTGCTCGCTTTTGGTTAATGTGCGCCCTTTTTTGGCCGCATTTTCCTTGATCGCGTTAATTCTATCCTCAGCTTTTTTCGTGATCTCTTGTTGTTGCCTATAAGCATTGTTGTTGATTTGGATCATCTTTCTAGCTGAGTCTTGAACGGCTTTTAATTGGCGTTTTTGTGTAGCTTCTTGCCTTTTCTCGATGGCCTTCATGTCTTTATCAGACAACAGGCCATTTTTGACAAGAATAGATAGATTCTTAGCTGTTGATTTTTGAGTCTTGCTTAATGACTTTTCTACAAGACTCACCATTGATTGGAAGTTTTTATTTACGGAGTCTTTTGCAGACTTCGAATATTTTTCACCATTTAAGGCAAGAAGACTCAACTGTACTTTTGATTTGCTAGCGAGTTCCATGTAGCTGTTGATCGCTTTGCTTGTCGTGCTATTTACTGATTTCCCAAAGTTAATAGTCGCATTTAAAGGATCTTTGAAAGCATTTTTAATTTTTTGAGCTCCTGCTATCAAACCCGGAAGTGATAGTGGATGACTTTTAGCGTAATTATTAAAATTATTGGCCATCTTTGGCCATTCTTTTTGGAGGTAGGATCCAAACTTCTCGCCGAATGATGATCCAGCATATGCACCTATCATTCCGCCGATCGCAGTACCTATGCCAGGAGCAATTGCAGAACCAATCGCAGCTCCTGCTGCCCCACCAGCTAATGATCCACCGAACCCACCTAAATCTTGGCCAGCAGTATCTTTTGTCATACCGACTAAAGATAATCCCGCTAATGCTGTACCGATAATAGGAACGGCCTTGGAAGCTTTGCCCGCAAAAGCTCCGCCTTTTGCTACTGTTTCTTCGGCAACCGTGGTTACAGATCCACGAATTTTTTTATTCTGAGCCTCTTTCATCAGCTCTGAATAACTCTTAGTTGATGATGGCTGAGAAGCTGCAATAATTGAATTTGCCTCTTTAACTTGCGAAGCCATTACCAGTGCTTCTCGGCCTGTTAGAGCCATTTCAGCGCGATATTTAGCAAACGCAGAGCCGGATCCAAGTAATGTGTTTTTAAACCACGAAACCGTTTCTGTGACCTTTTTAATCACATACATGGTAGGGAGAATACCGGCAACAATCACGCTGCCCCAAACAACAAATCGTTTGGCCGATGGGCTTAATTCATTAAATTTATCTCCCATATCGGAAAGAAAGTTTGTCGCTTTTTCGACCGTAGGTGTTAATACATCCGATACGTTAATAGCGATACTCTCAATCGTACCACCTAGTTGCTCAACCGCCCCAGCAAAGTTATGTTGCATGGTATTGGCAGCTTTCGCTGATGCGCCATCTGATTTTTTTAAGGATTCCGTGTATTTATTTATCTTTGCTGGTCCTGCTTCCATCAGCGTTAAGAATCCAGATGCCGCCTCAGTTCCTACCATCGCAGAAAGGTTCGCTAATTTTTGAGCCCGAGTTTGACCTTCGAGTGATTTAGAAATGTTTTGGATAAGATTGGCTAAACCAACAAAATGCCCTTTAGAATCTTCAACCTCGATTCCGAGCCTTTGCATCATTTTAGATGTTTCTTCAGATGGTTTCAGCAATTGAATAAGGCCACCACGTAAAGTCGTTCCGGCAGTCTCACCTTTTATCCCCGCATCACTCATGATTTCAATAGCAGCAGATAATTCTTCCAAGCTGATTCCCAACGAGTGAGCCGGGGCTGCAGCGTATTTAAAAGCATAGCCCAAATCGTTGATGTCAGCAGACGAATCGTTGGCCGCTTGCGCCAAGACATCAGCTACATGACTCGCTGCGCTAGCCTTTAATCCAAAGCCGTTCAGTGCAGATGTCATAACTTCGGCAGTACGTGCCATATCCTCACCGGATGCCGTGGAGGCCGCAATCACACCTGGCATAGCCGCCAGAGTTTGTTTAACAGTAAAGCCGGCCTTAGCCAGCTCTAATTGTCCTGCCGCTACTTCAGAGGCCGATTTAGCGCTACTTGACCCTAAATCAATTGCTTGTTTTCTTAATGCCTCAAACTGGTCCCCTGTCGCTCCGCTGATCGCCTTGATAGCGCTCATTTGCTTGTCAAATTCCATGCCGGTCATGATGGCGGCTTTTCCAAGCTCATAGAATTTACTGGACAGATAACCGATTCCAATCGTTTTGATCGTATCGTTAATTTTTTCAGCAGCAGAATTAAAATCTCTTAAAGATTTGCTAGAATCATCAACACTTCTTTTTTGTTCTCTGAAGCTATCTCCTGATTTTTTTGCGCTGGAAGCTAGACTATTATGTTCGCGACTTGCGTTTCTGGCACGATCAGCGTTTTCCTTTAAAGAATCAGCGTTCTTTCTGATGGAACTGCTAGCATTGGCATATTTTCTACCAGCTTGTTCGATGGCTTTACCGCTTTGATTAGCACTTCTTTCAAGCTTGTCCGTTTCGTGGATAGAAGCATTAATCCTACGATTTGCATCATCAAGGGCTTTGGAGTTGACTTCAATATTGACTCTCATCGTTGTATTTCTAAGTGATCTAGCCATCTATCCGTCAACCCCCTTCCCCAAACAGTTTGATCTTCATTTTTGCAGCACTAATAGCCACACCGAGTTGTTCAGCCGTCATACGACTTACTTCCTCATGTGTGGCTATCCCTGTGATTACCGGCAACCAGTAATCAATATCTTCTTGTAACTTGCGATCATAAACTTCCTGTGGATCAAACTTACAATTGTCTACCAAGAAAGTTATCGGCTAAAGCCATCACCTCACGCAATCCATCGTGAGTATCCCAATAATCCCAATCCACTTTCGGTTCAATAATAACGTGTTCCATAATCTCTTCGTAATAAGCAGAATCCACAACGTTACCAAAACGGTTTTTGCATCGGTCGAGCAATTCAATCGTTGCTTTTACACCAGGAAATTGGAAGGTATATTCCACGCCAGCTACTTTATGTTTTTCTTTTTTACCGAATTTAGATTGTTTCACTTCTTGTTTATTTTCAGCCATTTTTCATTCCCCCATTTTTAATTTTTTAGGTTAATAGTTGATAATACTGAAATCTCCTACTTTTATCGTGAATGCTCTTGCTTCAATTCCATCAGAAAATGTAGCGTCCGCTTGCTTCGTGACCATTGCTTGTGTGCCGCCGCGTTTTTCCCTACCTGAAGGATCATCAACCCAAATCGGAAAAACTTCACGCGATTGAGCTAGATTATTAAAGAACGCATTGAATGGCGATGTTTGGTTCAAAGTCAAGGTAATAGTGCCAAGCTTTGAGTTGTTAACTGCCCAAGTGGCTTCGCCTTGCGCGTTCGATTCAACTGTTACAAGGTCATCGTCTTTATTGGCCGTAACAAATGTTCCTTTTTTAAACCCCGTTACGTTCATGTTTTTTGCGACAACTGTTACTTTCGAAGCGTCATAAACTCCGTCTGCCATCATAGATTCCTCCTTTGTTCAAAATAAAAAAGCGAGCTTGTAAGCCCGCTAGTTTGATTATTTAGTAATTAACTACAGTTCCTGTAACTTCGATTTCGTGAAAAGCACCCTCGGGATAGTATTTGAATCCTAAACCACTATAAATACGTTTCTTCCTATCTTCTTCTGGAATTTCATCCATCGGTTTAGACGTCACCGTAAATTCAGCATTCCCATTCGAATCCTTGTCCACAATTCCGTTTGTAGCAGCCTCTGTTAAAACGCTTGTCATTACAGATACAGCCATTGATATGCCAGTATCATTACTTGGAACTTTGTCATTGTCACTCAACATTTGTTGCAAGCTAGATTCAATATTGGCTTTCACCCAATCTTGGCCATGAAGGAAATCGATGTAATCACCAGTTGCTGTAATGCCTTCAGAGGTTTGCGGTATTCCTGCCTTTAACACGTAAGCGTTGGCTCCAGCAGCATGAAGTGCTTTTAATTCATCAGCAGAAATATCGATCGGTGTGATTCCAACAAGATTTTTGCGGAATTTCCAAGTGATTGATCCTACTGTTAGGGACGCAGCATCCCCAATAATAGCTGCATCCATTTCTTCTCCAGGTTTGTCAGGATGATAATAAGGAATTGTTCTTGAATTTGAAGTATATTGCGCTAATTCATCCTTATCCTCAACTTTTAGAACGAGAAATTTAAAATTATGTCCTTCTAAAGCATCAGAAACAGCCTTTCTTTCTGTTGCAATTGCGTCAGGCAAAAGCAAAAAGTGCCAAGGTTTATCGAAGTATTTTTCGAATGCTTGTACAATCGTTAAACCTGTTCCGGGATCTCCTCCACCTGAAGCGCTATAAGTTGCTACAGCCACGATATCTGGCCTATTTGTTTGTTCCAAGATCGCTTTAGCCTTTTTATAAACGCTTGTACCTTCTGGAAAATCAACTTTTAAAGTGTCCAATCCGTAGTATTCTTTATAGGTTGATTCAGTCGACGTTGATTCCGCTAAGATTAACGGACGTCCTAAACCAACCTTAGGCGCTGGATTCTGAACATCAATTGTTACTGTAACGTCTTGAATCGCCATTAATTTGTACCTCCATTATTATTTATTTCAAAACCTTCAATTGGCTCAACATCATCCTCATAGGTGTCACGAACACGTAACTGAACATCAAAACCGGCTGTACGTTCATAATCAATGGATATGAAATTGTCACGTTGCGAAAAATTCATTGTGCTTACCACAACAATCCCTTGTTTTTCCAAAAAACTTCGTCCTTGTGAGGATTTTAGATAAGACTCTGCTTTTTTGGCCAAATTTAAAACGCCTACTGATGAACTAGTTCCATGCCACGTAAGAGATACAACCAGTTCAAATATGGCGCCTTCATAATCTCTTTCAATATCGATCTTTGGAGAAGTGATGGTATAGCTGCAATACGGATAAGTAGGTGGATTCCCTGCGCTATTATCCGCTATTAAGGGATAACCTGTTCCGTCTTTAATCGCTTTTATAAGAGCGCTTGTGACAGTGGTGTAATCAAAATCATTGCTCAAATGCACTCACCCACTTTAATTCGTACACATTAAAGCCCGCATAAGCACTGTAAGGAAGTTCTTGTTCTACTGAATATTTATGACCCTCTGCAATCACAGTGCTCTTAATAGGGATATCCATAGAAATAACAAGCTGTCTGTCTGCAGATGAAAGACGACCGCCGCTTTGATATAGCTCATTTGACGAAAATGGAATAACCACGGCATTAGTATTAATAGGTTCATCCGGTTCAGGAGGAACCCATTCACCTGTATTTTCGTCATAATGGCCTTTATCATCTGGATTTTCAGGCAAAATGATTTGAATGGGCAAGCTATATTCTTCAATAAGATCCGAGAAATCAAACATATTCCCCATCGTCTCTCACCAACTTCCATGTGACGTGCATTCGCAATCCACCAGTGTCAATCAGTGGATTATCAAACCCCTTATTTTCAATCGTTAAAGGGCTGTTTTTCGGTGTTCTAATGTCTCTAATCTTTTCTTGAATATCTCCTACTATCCTAGCCCCTAAACGCTTAAAAACGGTCTTCGCGTCTATTTCTAACTCACAAAGTTTTTCAATCTGTTTTTCTAGGAAATCCATCCATTCATCGTTCTTTTCATCGAACGTTGAACGGATAAAAGAACGTTCTGGTATATTGACGCTTTCTTTCAGGATGAACATGACCTTTATTCCGTTCTCCGCTGCTTTGTCAGCGACCGCAAGAACATTTTTTCCTTTTGGCTGAAACAGACCGGGAATATCTGCAGGTTTTCTATCTCCTGCTTCTTTTGTAGGAATGGCAAGGTATTTATTCTTTGCCTTAATCGTCATTCCAAACTCGTGAACATTTGCGATCATGGCATAAAAGGAATCGTCTGAACCGAAGATACCAATCTCGATGGAATAGCGATCAAGTTCGGCTAATTCACGATAAAGTCGTTGCAATCCTTCATCATCTGTTTGCACATTGACCATTCAAATCACCGTCAAATTGATTCTAGCTTTAGCAGTAAGTCTGTTTCTCAAACGTTCATATTCTTGGCCATATGGAGTGACTTTCAATCCGGTGTTATTATCGATAGATTGTGCGGTATAGGTTTTTCTCATCGGTCCCACTGATTCAGATTGCGTTTGCCGGATATTGATTGATCCAAGATGAGCCGCCAAATACCGGGTTAGCCGTTCTTCGTATTCTTCTTTTATATCTAATGACTTAACCTCTTGATAAGCGTCATCAATGATGATTTGAAGCTGTTCATCAGTGAGTGATGATAGGTGTTTGGCAATTGATCGCACGCGTTCAGGTGTTGTAGACGCCATATTATTCCTCCTATTCTGTTTTCACGATAGAATCTTCTGGAGGATTCTTGATAGATTCAATTTGTTTATCGATAGCGTCAATTACTGTTTTGCGATTCCCCTTAGCTGCTTCTTCTTCACGGAATTTTTGCAAAGTGGCAAGTTCAAATGTGTCATTGACTAGTTCAATCGCTTTTTTTGCCTCTAAAGAGGCGAAATCATCATCTTGTGCAATGACAATTTCGCCTTTGTCGATTAGATGTTTATTCAGTGGATGTTCCAGTGCTTTTTTAAACTTTTGTCCTTCTGATAAAGAAAGGTTATTAACTCCAGGGATTAATCGAACACCAATATGACGAACGAAATTACCTAAATTTTGCACTAACATTAAATACCATCTCCTCTCGCAATGGCCATTGGATAACGAACGATTATTCCTCCGCAGCGTTCTTCTACCGGAACAGTCCATTTCGGATATTTCCATTCTTCATCAAGACGTGTAAGATCCATCGGAACGACAAGTTGAACGACTTCAGGAGAAGCATCCATGACTAAAAATGAATCCGTTCCTGCTGTACCAACACCTTTAAGATCAGGAACACGATGGATTTGTGAGAACCATTGATATCCTTGAATGACTTGCAAAATAGAACGAGCGTCAAAATCACTGAAACGTCTGTTCAACTCTTCGTATTGTTCTGCAGGTACGCATAAAACAAGATTTGACGAATTTGAATGTCCAGGCAAAACCGTCACTTTTTTACGTAGTTTCCGGATATCTTCGACGATTTCGGCACCTGTTTTTTCAGCCCATTCTGTATGGCCGCTGGCCCCTTGTGCAACATTTTCGATTTGGATACCAGGTGTATTCACGGCACCTAAAATGTTGTAGTCAGGATCTCCAATCCAAGCAAGCTTATTCTCTTTTTCAGCTATAGCACGGCGAGCAACCGCGGCTTTTGTAGCATCAACGGTAGTTCCTGTCATTTGAGCAGCGCGCATTTCTTGTACGGAGTAAGTAAATCCTGTGGCAATCGTATAGATACGTGCAAATTCCCGACGAATATCAGCGTCTACAAGTTCCAGATCATCTGCTGCATTCCCCATGATTTTTGCCACGCCGGAACGAGTCAGAACGTTATATGCATAAGTTTCCGCTCCCGGATGAATATCGAATTTAATATCAAAGCATTGTCGTGCAGTTAATTCCTCATATTTCGGTTCATATAGTGTGTTGTCGATCGCTTCAAGATCGAGTGCTCTAAACATTACTTTATCCATCTAACAATTCCCCCTTATGGTAAGTTGATCTCTAATTGTGCTAATCCATTAGCTGCAGCTGAAGTTTTAAATACTCCAACCACCCCTGATTTCTCTGTAACGGTTGTATCCGCTGGCCGGAAATTACCTGTTGCATTGTCAATAACCGCTTCGTCACCTTTCACGACATCTTCCAAGACTTCTACAAAGATGATGCCGCGTCGTAAATAGGAAACAGCGTCGCCAGCTGAATATTTGCCTTCTACAAAGTTAGAAACATTGGCCAATCGAGTTTCAGCGTAGTGATTAGCAATGGCCACACCTTGGAATTTTCCTGTTCCATCGTACGTTTCCACTTTGTTTGGATTTGTAGCGTTTAATTGGACAGCCACACCCCAATCAATGTCTTCAGCAGCCGCCCCAGTATCTGCCTGATGGTCATGGTAAGAAGCTACTTTCCCTTTTCCTAATTCTTGCGGCATATATTGTTCGTAATTAGTAATAGGCATGTTTCAAAACCTCCTTATTTCGATTTGTTCAAATTTTTAATGTTCATGCGTTGTTTTTTCTTTTCTTCAACAGCCGATGGTTGGTTGGCGCCTCCAATATTTTTCAATTGATTGGCTCCATCAGAAGAAAATCCTCTTTCGGTTACTACACCAACTGTCGCATCATAGAAGGCATTCACATATTCATCGGATTTTCCATCGCCCTTGAAATCAGGTTTCACCTTTTGGATAACGGCTTCTTTGATTTCACGATCTGTCTTTCCTGTAAAATCAAAAGAATCACCAAGCAATGGTTTTGCGCTGGTGATTAATTCAATACGTTCATTCACTTTTTTGTCTAACTCATCCGCAGAAAGGGTATTTTTCTTCGCTTCCTCCAATTCTTGTTCCTTTGCTTGGAGTTTAGCTTCCAACGCGTCATATCGGCCTTGTAATGCGTCATAATCCTTTAATTTAGTTTCGGCAGCATCTAATTTTGCCGCTTGAGCCTCTAAATAAGACTTAACAGCTGAATCCACTTCATATTCCTTGCCATCAATCTTGTACTTTGCCATATTACTTTTTCCTCCTTTATCATCTGAATCAATCATAAAAGCAGCTGAATCACCACGAATAGCAACTTCAGGACCTGCTCTTCCCTTATCTACAACAGCCAAATGGTTGATTTCTATATTTCTCTGAACGGAATCATAGCGCTGGCCATCATATTCCCCCGGCTCGTCCCGGACATCAGAAAGAAAACCGATTGATAGTTCGCGTTTTCCGTTTTTGATCTTTTGAATTAAGGCCGCGTCCGTAATTGTGAAAGAAACCCAAAGTTTATTGTCTTTTACAGTTGCATCTGTATGTGTTAAACCTTTAGCGTACTTTTGAAAATTTGCTGCAGTTACCGGCTCATTTGGATGATCATCAGTAACCGGTTTTGCCTGGGCAGACTGGACCGTAGCACTTGAAAACAATTCTTCTGGAAGTTTTGCCTCCATTTTCAAGGATCCGTCTGCCCGCATATAAGGGAAAACACCGGGGCGAGTAATCGGAGCATTGACGGTAAGATAGCCTTCAGGCGTTTCTCTGAAATCTTGAATAAACGCTTTGTCATACCTTTGAAGTTTCATCCGTTATCACCTCCTTTTTGTTGCAATAAAAAAGCCCCTCATTATGATGAGTTGCTTGTATGTTGCTATTAAACTTTAAATTTTTGGCGAGTATCATTGAATGCATTATCAAAGATCTCTTTAACCATCTGTTTTATTTCAGTTGGATCATATGTTACTTGCTTATGACTATTCTCTCTCCCTTTTTGGTATGCAATCTCCATCAGCAAAGCTACACTTTCAATTTGTTCCGCTGTTAAGTTTTTCAGCTTTTCGTTGAAGACAATTTCCGGCAAGTGTTTACTTAAATCTTTCACTTCAACAACTCTAGCCATCTCATTCCCTCCTGTTTAATGAAAAAGCATCTTAATCACCCGTTTTGTTAAACAATTCTATCATTTGTTCCAAGTCTTCTAATTTTAGACTTAACGGATATTTCCTTAGCTCCTCCCCTGCTTTACGCAATGATTCTGCTAACTCACTCATGTTTAATTCGTTCATTATCATCACCTACTCATCAAATACTGGAATCGCCACACATCTGCACCTAAACGGAGTACCAGGAAGCCCTTCAGCAGGTGGATCACTGTATTTAAAAACCTTTCCATCAAGTGCTCTATGTGCCGGTCTTACACGTTCATCGTGTGATGTAGACCATTTAAATTTTTCAACACCCATTTCTTGATGGCGTTTCGCTGTCATTTGGCCGAAGATGGATCCTGTCTGGTCCACAGCAATGAACTTCGCTCGATTTTGCGTCATTCCAATACGTTCTACAAGCTGGTCCCGAATAGCTTTAATGCTTTGGCCATTTTTAACACCTTGATAGATGATAGCTTCGATTTTAGGGAAAAACTCATCCCTAATTGTGCTTATATAGCTCACATTTTCCGTTATGGAGGACCTCATGTATTCATCTAGCCACGGCTCATATTGAGTAGGATCAATTCCTTTGATCTTCCCTTGATTTCTAGTGATGTTTTCGCTGTATTGATTTAACGAATTCAGGAAACGAGTAGCAATCTCTTTTACCGTGCTAGATGAAAAAATTCCAAGAGACAACGCTTTAATCAAATCAATAGCCCGTTGAATGACATCAAGTGGACCATCCGTTTTATATGAGGAACTGTCATTCCGCTGATACAATTTAATTTGTTCTTTAATCTGTTCATCAAACACACGCAAAGTAAGCTTTCCTAGCTCGTCTACAAGGCGTTTTATCTCTCGGTAATAGGAAACAGCCACCGCATCTGGAAAACGCGTAGGAGGGGCCTTTCTAGCCATTTTTGCCACGTTCCTTCCATGCTTCATAAACCTCTTTCGCCATTCTCTCTAAATCCGCTTCATCGCCACTGAATTTTAAAGCGTTTGTTAACCCGAACTGGCCAAACCGAGTTTCTCTTACTTCATCAACAGTGAGAATTCCGTTGGCAACATAAATCTGGTCTGTTTCGGCTATTAATTTGCGAATCTCGGCATCTGTCTTGGCATCTACTTGCCACAAAGGATTGAATTTAATCTTCCAGTCAACTTTTTCGGGATCCAGTTTTCCAAATTCCTCTGATTGAAGCAGCAATCGAATCAATCTTTCCAAATTCGGGCGCATCTCATTTTCTTGCATGGCTGCGATGCGAGAATAATAGTTCATGACATCATATTGAGCGCCTGTGATAGTCCCAGCCTCTTGCCCTTTTATGACTGTTTTCGGCATTCGAACGGCTCCGGAAAGGTAGTCCCAAACATAATCAAGAAGGTCTTTTATTCCTGTTGTATTGGTTGTTTCTTTGGTCAGTTCCTCTTCTTTGCCAATGACTGCAAGGGCTTCCGTTCGGAACATATAATCCATAATCATACCCAATTCGTATTTGTCTTGAGCGTCCATATCCACGATACTGTCTGATTTATAGACTTTAAAAGCAAAATCATATAGGATCTGCCCCACAGACCACAAGGAAGTATCTAAAACAGTGATGATGTCGTATAGTGGCTCAAGCAATGGCTGGCCGCGGTATTCATCTTCAAGCCTTCGTGTCTGATCATGGATAAGGCGTGAAGCATGGACATTATCTTGAGATATTCCTGCAATCTGTTGTCCAAGCCTTGATCTTCTATTCACCTGGAAAAACTCAACTTGTCCGTAGTTCGGGCTAAACATGTCCTCGTTGAGGATGAATTCATTCACCTTATTTCCGCTAAAAGGATGAATGTAATCCACTCTTTTTAATGTTTTAGGATCTAATGGATCTTTTAACTCAAAAGGTACTGATTGAGTCACCCCTAGAGAAATAAAGCCATCTCCATACAAACGCTCAAAGGAACGTGCCTTTTTAAAAGCATCTTTGACTTTCAAATCTCTGATCTTACTCATGATTTTATTCTTGAGTGCTTCATCCTCCATCACGAGATCAAAGCCGCTTCTAGTCATATCCTCAGCAGGAATGTCGATGATATTTTGGACAATACTATTCGTTGCATATAAGTCGGTTAACTCCTGTGTAGTTAGTCTCCGTCTTAGCCCCGGCTGTTGTCTTACCAGAGCGTCTTTTCCATACCCTTTGCCATGACCCTGCATGAAATCCATTCGCAGTACCTTTGCTTTTTCCACGCTTTTCATTTCATCACCACCTATCTGCGTCGGCTGAGCATCTTTCTATATCGTTCTAATGGCGCCTTGAGATCGGATACTTCATAATCATCTAGGCCATACCAAATAGCACTAAGTGTATGTGGGTCTATGTTGAATTCATCCGGAATGATTTCATCGTTCTTATCTTTCTTGTAAGTTAAATTCTTCAACTCTCGGATTGTATTTTTACATTGATCAGAGCAAATGATTTTCTTGAAACGTTTGACCTTTCTTGTATACTGCAACCGTGAGCCTTGAAACTTTTTAGCCGCTCTCATGTTGAATCCGTTCTGTTTGTAGAACTGGATTGTCTTAGGCTCAGCTGAATCAGCTCTGATTAATTCACCAGTTTCTTTAAATTCTTTTATCTCTTCCGCCGTCTGGTCGTCAGTCATTTTGTTTTTGTAATATTCCCAGTAAATGTATAGATATTGTTTGTTCGGATCAACTACCATACGGATAATAGCGTTGTATGAAGTTTCAAATCCGAAGTCCATCCCAACCCGTTTAATTGGATTAGGTAAACGTCTAATAGCTTCCATGACCTCATCATGTGGAGCCACTTCGAACTGCGGTAATACTTTAACGCCATTCACACCAAAATGACCTTTCCTAGCAATTCGGTAAAGGTCTGGGTCATAATCTTTCAGTTCGTCTAACTGTTCAATGTAGCTTTCGGGCAAAAATAAATTATCATCAGCTGTTGAGTGATGATAATAGGTGTCGTTTGTTATGATTGTCCGTTTTTCATAAAGTTCTTCATCATCCAGAATCAATCGGTTATTTTGTTCATCTTTGAAAAAGTGTTTGTAAGTCCAGTTGTCCTTGCTCACTGGATTCGTCGATAGGATCATATGAAGTTTCAACGTGGGATGCCTCAAACGTCCTAACAACTCTTTAAAACCAGCGTATTTAATCTCTGAACACTCTTCCAACCAAATGATTGAAATGTTGTTGATCGATTTCAATTTGGCTGGCTTGTCCATCCCTTTAAAGATGATCTTGCTTCCGTTTGGAAAACGAATCTGCATTGGAGAAACTACACATTTGATTTGATTCTCTAAACCTAAATCGGTGATAATCTCTTCAAGTAACGAGAAACATGATTCCCTAATGGTTTCGTACACTTCACGAACCACTAAAGCTGTACGTTTTTCTTCAAGTAGTTTGAGAATAAGTTTTAGAGCAATATGATAGCTTTTGGATGAACCATAACCACCGACAAGAAACTGAAATTTTGTGGACCAATCAAACAGAAAGTCTTCAAAGTGAGGGTTCACTTCCTTTTCAATCATGATTCCTCACCCTTCCGCTTGATGAGGATTTCAATCGGCTTATCATCGGATCCAGCAGAGATTTTGTCCACTTCAGCTTTCGTCTTTTCAATGCTTAAGCGCATTTGTTCAAGTTTTAGGCGTCTTTCGTCATCTTCATGTGCCAATTCATTGAACTGCTTGATCAGGCTTCGAAGTTCGGACATTGCCCTGGATTGAGCATTAAGAAAAGTTGCATGTTTGTCCCATGCAAATTGGACCTCATATTCCTTTTCGCTGACTTCCATGTTTTCAGTGAGTGTGTTCTTCTCTTTTCTTAACTCTTTGGTCAAGTCGTCTTGATCGGAAACGAACATAATCTGTTGCGCCCGGATGATAGCAGCATATTGAATCATGATCTGGTCATATATCAAATCAGCAGGCGATTTCTCTTCTAACATTCCCATGATCTCAAGAGTTTCCTCTGGAATGTATTTGGAGAAGAAGCCATGCTTTAATGCGTTTTGGTTGCCTTTTGGCGGACCATGACCCAAAGCGTTTTTGTTTCCGGGTTGGCCACCTCGTTTTTTCGGAGTACTCCGTTCATTTTTTTGGAGTACTCCGTTCAATTTTTCGTTCCATTTATCTTTTGATTTCCAACCGCTAATGGTTTTTTCAGGGACATCCAAAATACGAGCAATCTCACGATTCTGTATGTTCCCATTGTGTTTTTTAAAAATTTCAAATGCCTCATCACGTTTTGGATCTCTTTGGCGTGGCACTACATCTCACCCACCTCCAGATGCTATTCGTTTGTTTTGGAGCAAAAGAAAAAGCACCACAATGGGTGCTATTTTATATTATGAAAAAACGTATCACTTTCACATTGGATGAGAAAATCATTGATGAACTAAAAGAATTATCGGAAAAAACAATGATTCCTCAAGCCCGCCTTGTAGAGCAGGCTATTAAAAATTTGCTCGAAGAATACAAGGAGAAATAACCTCCTCATACTAAATAGGTTATAACGTATGGGAGGATATACCTCGCCGAGTCCTCCCTTCCAGTTTACTACTACCACCACCACTATTGCTAACTTACGACGTTTTCGGCAAACTCGGCATTTCGGACATTTGCTCCACGATTGAGTCTTTCAACCGTCTAATATGCCTTTCTGATAATCCCATATGTTTTGCTATCCAAGAGTATGATTTCCCATCCAATAACCAATGCAACACCTCAAATTCACGTTCATCTTGAATGACGTGGATGCGATCTTGAATCATTTTCACTTTCCGTTCATACTGCTCAATCTTTCTCCAACGTTTTTCACGTCTCAATAGTTCTCTATAAACAGGATCGCTTGTCGTCCCTTTTGGTTTTGGAAGAGCCGATTCATCCCCATATTGTGCTGTTATTCTTTCTTCGCCGCCTTCTTGCAAGGATTTTCTCATGATTTTGATAGAATTTATCATCCAGTGGTAATCCTTTAAAATTTGCTCAATCTCTTTTTTGTTCATACCAATCACCCCAAACTAATATTTTCGTCTGATTGCCCCTCTACGACGCTCATATACAGGTCGATTCATCCCCATAAGCTCTTCTATCTCACGTCTTGTAAAATGCTCTGATTTGCCCTTTCTCGCCTTCATACGGCGGTCTTTTTTTGACGCTTTACTCATGTTTTCAACTCCTTTTTACAAACAAAAAAGGACACCAAACGAACGCAATTTTGCGTTGATTTAGTGTCCTCGGTTTTTCCGATAGACGAATTAAAATTTAAAAGTTTGCTCTAATGATCCATGACAAGGTTTTCCACCTTGCCAATTAATAACTTGTTTGCCATAACCATTTGGAGGCATCGGGACCTGTTGTAGTTGTCCGTCTTTTACGATATAGGTGGCATTCTTCATCAGATCTATTTCAGCTGTCATTGTTTCTGGATTTACTTTCACCAGGATTCCCCCTCATGGTAAAATGAGATTGGGGAAGCCGGGAGAGATCCTGGCGTTTTTTATTTATTATTGGGATTATCTACCTCCCTTTTAATCTCCATCAAAGCAGGAAAGGTATTTCTTTTAATTTCATCCAGCAATCGAAATGCTTCGTGTGGAGTAAGGCCATCATCCTCAACTAAACCAGTTAGACCGGCTATGATTAATCGCTGATTGAAATTATTCAAGTCCAACTTCATTCCTATTCCTCCACTTCCTCGTGCTCGACATAGTAGCCGCAGCAAATTTTGATGATCGGCTCTTCGCTCCAAGCCTCCCACCCGCAGTCGGGGCAATAGGAGATGATCATTCCACATCAACCCCAACAGCTTTTAATGCAGCCAAGCAAATAACCAGTTCCGATGATTCAGATGATTCAGCCGAAAACCATTTACCGTCTTTTTTAACTTTGCAACGATAGTCATTTTTGCACGGCGTTCCCAACAATTCGTAATCTTCAAATTTATCTAGTACAGTCCAAGCGTCATCAATTGATTTTGTAGGGATCCATTCATCAACAACTCTTGGATATCCTAATTCCAGCGCCGAATTATAAACATTAGTTTCTAACCCAATGCTGTAACCAACTTTCCACCCCATCACTTTCTCCGCAACCAAACGGTCAATCTCTCTAAGGTTCATTCCGACTCCCCCAATGCTTGTTTAGCAATCGACTTGAATTCAGCATAATAACCGATTGCACCGATAGAACCGTAATATTGATGTTCTGCAATTGTTTTCAACGCCTTCTCATAACGTTCAACCTTTTCAGCTTGTTCAATGAGCCAAATCATATCATTGTAAATTGCTAAAAGATTTGCTTCTCCACATCCTTCACTATCAGCTAATGTCAATAATTCCTGCACTTGTTCTTCGATATACTCCAACCGTTCTTTATCACTCATTCCGTTCCCTCCCATATCGTTTAATCCTTCTCTCGAATTCCTTTTTCGAAGGCGGTTTAAACCAATCCGCTAATGTTTCATGTTTCCTACACTCTTCGCAAATATCGTCCACTCCTTCTGCCAAAACAATGCCCACTAAATATTGTTTGTATTGCCCACAATACGGACATCGGATTCCTTCTTCCGAAAAATCATCGAAAGCAATTTGCCGCGGTATGGTTTTGTTCCAAGGTAGATTACTCATTGCGATCACTTTCTTTTCCGAAAAAATCAAGGAAATGTCTCTGAATCTCCCAAGCTCGTTTTTCTCCGATGCCTGTAATCTCTTTCAGACTGGCAAGCCACTTCATCACCCGCTCAATATCCTGTTCCCTTTGCTCCCGAGCCCCGGCAGAAAATCCTTTATTCCAAGCTTCCATCATCTTTGGATTCAAGGGAGAAGCATGTTTCCTCTCCCGTTTCAGTCTTGCGGCTTTACCCATTGGAATCACCTACTAAATATTTTCGAGTAATATCAGCAATCATCATGGCGAAATTGGCTACATCAGCAGATTCCTCGATAATATTTTCTACTGGTTCCCCTTCCACCCAGGAATTAACAGCCTTTAATAATTCTCCTGTTTCTTCTTGGAGTCTATAAATCAACTCATAGATTCCACATCCATCCCATCCGCCTTTATGATCGTTTTCTTGCAGCTTCAACTCCATTTGTTCAGAAAACCATCGCACTTGCTCTCTTACTTCCATTCCCTCACCCCTCTTTCATTGAGTTACAACCACGCTCCACATATTAGGCATTCATTATGATCCGGTTGCATTATTGCTTCACCGGGAATATAATCCCAAACCTCGTTAATGATTGGATGTTTGCAATGGGGTTTAAATCGTTCAAATCTGCGGTTATGTTCTTCGATTTTGTATTTGCATTTAGCGCAGTAGGTATATTCATCAGCACCAACTATTTCACCAAAGTCCGTATAAACAATTCTTTCAATGTAATAAACATCACCTTTTTTGAAGTTACATCCGCAACTGAAGCATTTCCTCTTTAATTTTCTTGAAGCAACTTTTCGCTTCATTCCCTCACCCTCTCACTTTAGACAACTATTGTACAGGTGGTGTCGGCGAACCGCCTCCTACGGTACTTGGTCCGATACTAATTAGATAAAACAGGCATATATCAAGTTCTAACCTTCGGAATCACTTCTCCGCCCAGCCTTTTGCAATCATGTCCGATCCGGCTAGAACATCTTTTGTAATGAGAACAAAAAGTACGGCAAGCATACTCTCTATCCTCTTTAATCATCCATTGCGGGCGCTGATCGATGATGAAGACGTTTTGCACTCTTAACTCCCCACTTTCTGTTTCTTTGCTTCCTTCCGCAATTTCTTGAGCTTGTCCAGCTCAATCCAACCGCCATACTTTTTGACATATGTGACAAGAGATAGTTTGTGAGGATATTTCTTTTCAAACAGCTTTCTTTTAAGCCGGAATGCTTCTGTTTCGTATCCTTTCACGTCCACGACTTCAATAGAACCGTCCAGGTGGTGAACTTCGAAATCTGCGATATACTCAATCTTTCTAAATGTTTTTCCATTTTTCCGGAACGCTTCTTGCAAAAGATAGCGTGGCTGTAAACGGAATAATAATATTTGATTGTTGTCCTGGAGCCACTTTAATTGTTTGTAATATCGAGCCTCGATTTTGCTGTCGAAAACGTGGCCGTCAATTTCTACCTTTTTCGAACCGTATTTTGTTTTCTGTTGACTCACGATGTTGCTCCTCCCATTGTGTTACTCTATTTTGCTTTATTCTTTTCCAACAACCTCAAAAGTCAGAGTTTTAAATTCAAATTTGGAGTATCGGATAATTTCATAGATTCGATTAAAACAACTTTTCAGATTTACGTTTCCCTCAATTGCTTTTGCTTGGGTAATATCATCTACAAGCACCAGTCCCTTTACGTCTTTTCCGGCGTCGTACCATCCGCCAACAGGTGCTTGGCCAACTGTTTCATCACTAAAGCCAGCTAAATATTTGCCGTCAACTTTGATTTTGTAGATGTTCAATATCCGTTCACCTGCCTTGCATGATTTTCCGCGTTCTTTTTCATGTACGCTTCTTCGATTTGGTCCCATGTGAAGCCGAGCTTGTGCCCCAAAACTCTAAAAGCTTTAAATGTCCAAACGTACCATTCCACTTGCTCCTCATAACTGAATCCTTTATCAACTCTGCTCCAAAACCGTGAGACGCAATCAAAAACAGCGTTAAATTGTTCAATCACACTGCCACGTTCATAAATTCCTCGAATTTCTGCCGGATCAACATTCATTTCCAACCCGATTGACAATAAGAAATGCAAGCCGTCCGCATATTCTTCAAGCAGAGGATTTTTGTATCCGTAAACACCTGATCCATCACACCTTTTACAAGGCCAAGGTTCTCCACCTTCAAAAACTTCATCATGGTTCATGTAACCTTTACCGTAACAATACGGACAATCAATCGGTATTTCTGTCCTTGGCTCCTGGTCATAGCTCCAATATTTGAAAAATCTAGCTTCGTTGGCAAGCTCACCTATTTCCACTTGCAAAGCGAGAATCTTCTTCGCCAGCCGATCCTCGCCAGGTTGACGTGGATGCTCTTTTTCGATGTGAGCGTCCAATTTACGCTGCATTTCAAACAGTTTTGCTAGATTCATATTTTCGCCTCCTTGTTAACTCCTCGAACCATTGCCGGTCATAATGATCTAACGCCATATCAATCAACACGGATAAATCTTCTGGATGAATGTCACTTGGGAGTGGCTCCATTTGACTAACATCATAAATGCCAGACCGCTGACTAATCCTCTCCAATTCCCCGTCCGAAACTCTCAAAACTTTCGTAATTTGGACTGTATCGTCCCAGATGTATTCGACAAACCCGACCAAGTAGTATCCAAACAGCTTCACCTTCACCCAATCCCCTACTTGGACCATGATCATCCCCCTCATTCGTTTTTGATCCTGGCCATCGTAAGCAAATGCCTTACCGAATAATAATCCAATTCTTGCACCGGCGTCCCCGTCGTCTTCCGTAATTCCCATGCCAATCAACTGCTGAATCATGTGCTGCCGTTTCAGTTCCTGCGATACCTCGACCGTTTTGTAGAGAATTCCCATCATGATTCCTCCTTCATGTCAAAGCGTTGTTCGACGGGGCAGACCAGTGAGATTTCGTCTTTATCGACAAGTTGCATTCGGTTTTCTAACAATAGTCGGTTTGGATTTTCTAAATCGAAAGCCAAAACTTCATAAACAGAATCATCACCTTTAAACATCACAATATCGCCTATTAGATATTCATTTACATCACGCCCTATTGCCTCCCACTTCCGTCGCTCTTTTTCAGCTGCTATTTCTTCCGGCGTGGCTATACGGATCAATCCATTTCTGAATCTTTGATTGGCACCACCTAAAGGTCCTTTAATATCTGTCAAAACCGATCCGCCTGACACTTCTAAAACTTTACCTGTGTATTTATCAAAAGTTATCCAATCCCCGACTTTGAACGTTTCGATTTCGTAACCGACGTAAAGGGCCTTCGCTAATGTGACGCTGTCAATTTCTCCTAATGGCTCTAGTTCATGCAGAAAATGTCTGGAGCGAATATGGGATTTCAATAGTGCATCAGGATCCTGATAATAAGCTAATCTTTCAGTATTCAATGCGAATTTTATTGCTTCCGCCTGCTCCTGAGTAAGTTTGACTTTTTCCATTCAACTCACGTCCTTTCGTTTTCTCTGTATTGGTTCAGTCAGTGCCCTTTCGATCGGCCAACCTGCATAGATCCGATGCCGGACCGTATCTATCCTCAATCCGTGTTTCTGAATGATTTGTTTTTGTTCTTTTGTCAGTTTCACCTTGACGTCATATGCTTTCATTTGCGGCAGATATTTTAGAATGAAGCGTGTCAATGTTTGTCTTGACATCCCCAATTCTTCTGCGATCGCTTCTCGCTTCCAGCCTTTTTTGTATAATCGAATAAATTTTTTCTTCATCTTTTCAATTTCTTCCGGGAAATACTTTTCCCGTGTACTCCACGATTGAATATTCACGCCGCCCAATCCATTTTTTCGTTTCCATGCTGACAATGTTTCTTGTGAACATCCGTACAAACGAGCGATTTGATCATCGCGAAGCTTAGTTCGCTTGTACTTTAGGTACAATTCCGGTGTTAGATCATCCAATTTTTTGGGCATCTTCTATCCTCCTTATCCCTTTTTCGAAATATCCGGCAATAGCCGGAAACTCTGACATTTCCTTCTTCAAATCTCGGAAACTCAAAAAATCATTTCCTCTGCAAATCCGGTAATCTAACGGATATTCATAGCAATTTAACGGCGCCTTTCGGAACGTTTTTTGATAATAACGGATGGCTTCTTGCTTGCTCTTTGCAAAGATAAAAACAAATGTATTGGCATCTATTTTTAGTGAAAACACTTTGATATGACTGAATCCCAGTTGATTTTTCTCAATCATTTCAGCTACTACCCGATGATCGGCTTGATCAAGATCAAGGGATGACTCATCATCTTCCAGCGACACTTTTCCTTCTTGCAGCAAATGGAGTATGTAGTGTGCAAGTGTCGATTCTTCATATTGGATGCTGGCTTCATACAGCTCTCTGATAGTAGTCATCCTTTATCTCTCCTGTATGTTCGTTGTATTTCACTTTGACTGTACCTACAGGACCATTTCGATTTTTTGCGATGATAAGCTCTAGCGTGTCATCATCCGTTTCCTTGTTGTAGTACTTCTCGCGATATAGGAAGATGATGAGGTCTGCGTCTTGTTCCACACTTCCCGATTCACGAATGTCTGACATCATCGGGCGCTTATCTTGGCGCTGTTCCACGCTGCGGTTTAATTGCGCTAGACAAATGACCGGGCAATTAAATTCTTTAGCCATTCCCTTTAAATTTTTGGAGATTTCCGTCACTTGCTGATGGGCGCTGCCGTTATAGTAATTTTCCGGTCGGATAAGCGTTAGATAGTCGATAAATATGACCGGTTTTTTATCAGGAAACTGGTGCAGCATTTTCCTTGTTTTCGCTCTCATTTCCGCAACTGATTGACCGGCACCATCAAAAATTTGAATGTTGGTTTTCCCGACTTTACCGATCACATCGGTCCATTCAGACTTTTGCTTGTCGGATAAATCCTTGTAGGGATTCCGCAATTTCATACGATTGATCCCACCAGTGGAAGCGATCAATCGATGTGTAATACTTCGTTCGGGCATTTCTAGCGAAAACAATAAGGGTAAATGTCCTGTCCATCCGGCTTGCTTGGCAAAATGTAGCATGACATCTGTTTTTCCCATGGACGGCCGAGCCGCCACAATGGTCAATTCGCCATCTTGAAACCCATACGTCATTTGATCCATTTGCCTAAAACCTGTTGTCACGCCTTGTTTTACTTGTTCTTTTTGCCAGGGCGATTCATATATTGCAGCAAGCGCATCTTTAATCGATGTATGGTCATCCATTTTGGATTCGTTTATGTCATCCAATCGGGAGACCACTTTTCCGATCTCCCAGTCCTCTTCGACAGCCCGCGTTAAAATATTTCGCTTTTCTCGTCCTTTCCAATCTTCAAGAACAAGATCCTCATACTCTTCAAACTTTTCAGGATCTGCCAAAGAAGCTATTTCGTTGATGTAAGATATACCACCAAAGGATTCCAAATTTGATAAAGTTGATAGTGTAATAACATCAGCATTTTTACCGTTTCGGACCAGCTGTTTCATAGTCTTAAACAATTGCTGGTGTCGTATATCTTCAAGCTGTTCTGGCTTGATAATCGTATCTTTGAGTAAATAATTCGCTTTTAAGAAGCTTCCTAGTAATGCCTTTTCTGCGTTCATCTCCATTCCTCCCCAGCGTTGATGTCATAGACAAAGTCTTGATAGTAAGGTGGTAGCGACTCACCTTTGTTTAAATCAGCAATGCTGGGAGGAAATCTATTGGTTTTGACGTATTCTTTTGTGTTGTTTAAGACTGACTGATAGTCATTGTCTTTCAGGAATTCGTACCAGATATTGAGTTTTTCCGACGAAACCTCAAAGTGCGGATAAACATTTACTAATAGTTTGAAGATGTTTTTTAGTTCATCTCTTGTCATTACAGATCATCCCAATCGATCTCTTTATTTGATTTATTAGTTGTTTTTCTGTTATTGAATTCTGTTTCTAACGCTTCGACATCTTGTAATGTTTTTACATTTTCGTTAGCCCAGTTCTTTAAGATGCCCTCAGCGTAATTCCATTTCTTTTGTTGTTTTAACGCTCTCTTCATTGCTTCAACGACTAGTTCTGATCCCATATCGT